CTATTCTTCACACTTTACTTCCGGAAGTCCTGCAACTGATGTCAGAATACTTACAACTCCGGCTACTACTGCGGAAGATGCTGCCAGTTTCCAATCAACATTTGCCACCGTGCTTCCAACTGCGATTACAGAAACTGCAGTCTGAGCCATTGTTTTAATCGCTCTGACTGTCGCAGATTTCACCCATTTCTGAGTATCAACACTTACCTTCAACACACAATTTTTAAACATAAATAAAAACCTCCTTATTTCTTTTCTAAATCTTCTATTCTGTGATTTGCTACTTTTATATCTTCCGAATTTAAAGCTACTGATTTTTCAAGCTCATAAACCCGGTCGATTACCTGGTTATGTACATCCTGCTTTTTCTCCAACTGCTCCAAGCGGTATGCTACAAGAGCCGTTGACCTCTTATTTGCAAAATATGCTCCGCTTGCTGTTCCAAACATTGAAATAACTGCTATTATTATTTCTATTGCGTATGCTGCCATTTGTGTCTCCTTTCCTGCCTTTAGGCATTAAAAAAGAAGCCTTTACGCTTCACTATGCTGTTCGATATATTTTTTTACTTTTTCTCTTAACTTCGCCGGAACTTCATCAATACGATTTAAATCGTATGCAATTCTCTCAGACCAAAATTTCGCCATTCTATCTCACCTCACTTTCAACTGTATATTCAAATATAGTTATTCACTATAAATAACCTCTGACATCTCGGCAATGGCATCATTCTGAGTAGTCTGCCATGCCTCGACTGCTGCAATTCTCACCTCGATATTGCTGAGCTGACGGATGTTAAATGACGATTCAAAAACACTCTTTTCCTCTGAATACAGATATGACACTGTTTCAAAAGTATAATTTTTGTACTCGCCTATGATTTCGCCAGTATCGTCTTTTATGTACCTAAATGCTGACAGATTTTCGTCAGTCAGTTTCTTGCGGAAGTTTTCAATATCTTCAGCAGAAGAAAAATCTGCTGTGATTTTTGTTGCTGTGCTGCTTTCGGTAACGGTAAGTTCTGTGTTGTCTTTTAATTTGATTTTCATAATGTTTTTATTCCTTTCTTTTCTTTGTATAAAAATAAGAGCTATGAAGCTCTTTAATGAATGGTTTATTTTATTTTCTCTTTGTGGTATGCTTTTTTATCATTGTAAATAGCATTATTAAAATTTCCAGTTGAATGCCCATAGACCAACTTCCGCATCATCATAACTTGAATATACAATAATTTGTTTATTTGTAGCATCATAATATATCGAAACATATGACCCGTCAGAATCAACAAGAATACGCCAGCCATATTTTGATGTATCTCGAAACAATGGAAGAATAAGAAAATCACCCATATCCATAAGATTATATTGGCAGTGGTTATTATCTATTATTCTACAGTATAACATAGTGCCATCAACATTAATATTTGGAAAATTAGCCCTATGATATTGACTTTTACCTATTTTAGTTGCTGGTAAAATAACTTGATAATTTCTATTCAAGTTTTTGCTTAAACTGTTATTTATCGCAGAGATACTTTTATCCATCTCATACGCAAAGCTATTCTCAACACTTTTATTTAGCTGTCTGGCATCCGCAACATATCCCTCTTCGGTCGTAACAAGGTTGTTTACAATGCCATTTGGTATTCTGCCTTGTTCTTGCCACTGAGTTAAAATCCCTCTTGTTATATTTTCCTCTTGACTCACCTTGTCTATTGAAGTATGAATTGAATTATGAGCTAAAGTATCATTTTGTCCGATATCGTTTATTTGAAGTTGTAAATTATCAATCTCAGCATTTATCACCTTATTCTCAACAGGATTTGTACTCGTTTCCGACAGTTCACTGTCAACTTCTATCTGTTTTGTTGCCTGTTGTGCTTTGTCTGCATAATTTTTTGCCTGCTCTGAATAGTATTTTGCATTGTCAATATCTTCATTATCTCTCGCCGATGTTTCTCCAACAGCATAAGATTTTGCAATGTTTGAATTATTTTCAACTTCAGATGCAAGTTGTTCTATCTCTTTCTGACAACTTGCTGCATATTCAGCCGCAGATGTTGCCGTACTTGAACTCTTCGATGTTGCCGCTGCTGCTTCCTGTGCTTCTGTTGCTCTATTGTCTGCTATATTAGCACTCTCCTTTGCAGCAGTCGCTGAACTTTCTGCCTCTTGTGCTTTCTCTGTTGTTTTTTGTGCCAATGTGCTAACATCTGCTGTTGTCTCCTTTGCATTATCAGCATACTTTTTTGCCTCTGCCACATAATCAGTCAAGGCACTCACATCATCCATCTGCCCTACAGCAGAATACGATGGATTTTGAGTAGCTTTAAGAATAAACGGAAATGTACTTATCACAGTGTTATTCTTTGTATTTGAAAATCTGATGCAAAGTTTTATATCTCCTGCTTCATCAGTTTCATTCTTTGTCATTTTGACACTGACAGTATTTCCGTTTGTGCTTGCATTTATCGTTACTGCTTTATGCTTAGCCGTTTCACCCTCGCAAACACACAAATCAAATTCAGCTTTATCAACAATAAATTTTTCCGTGTCATTCATTACCGTACAAACAATAGTCGGTGTATCTCCCTGCATACAAGATATTACAGGTATTGCATTTGCAGATTTTACATTCAATGTTACCGGTATGTTCATGAACTGCCCCCTTTCTAAAATTTATCTGATGATTTAACTCTGTGTTTTCTCATTATAACCATATTATTTTTCCTCCAATTTTGCTTTTATTGTCATAACTTCACACTGCAGTTTTAGAAGTTCAGACTGCAGTTGTCTGTTTCCCTCTATTTCCTGCTTCAAATCTCTTTTTAAACACTGACAATATTTCGTCAGAGGTGCGATAAATTCCTCATACCGCAATGCAGCATAGTCTTTTTTATCTTCATCAATTTGAACTGTTGCATATGCGGCAAAATCATCTACCGTACCCAAAACTTTCTCAGCAGTCATTTTAACTTCATCTGCTATAAATCCGCTGTGAGTTCTTTTGCCATCTATCATTGTGTATGTTGATGGTTTTAATCCGTCTATCAGATCATTGGCATATTGTTCATCTATTTCAGTTATATTTGTTTTTAATCGTCTGTCTGATGCCGTAAATGCTCCTGTGTTTGTTGTCACAACTCCATTTTCAGTGCCTACAGCAAACAAATACCCGCTGCTCATTTTTTTATCTTTAGCAAAAATTCCGGCAACTGAAAAATCACAATATCCCCTTGTCGTATCAGGAACAGCCTCGTCTAAAGCTCCGCTTTGGATTCCACATATAAGTTTACCCTGCATTATAGTTGCTTTATAAGGAAACCCATCCCAGCTATAATACCCAGTTCTGGAATGTGTTGAAATAAATGCTTCTCCGTCTGAATACATATATCCATTGCCAAAATGCCATCCACCAATTGAGCCATTTCCCGAACCGTCAAGTTTGAAATTTGTGCTATTAACAACCAAACGATTTGAATTAAGTGCAATCTGCTCTGATGATTGATTTATTTCACTGCACACTCCGCCGACAGAAACCTTACTGTTTATCTGTCCCTGTGCCCATTGCGTAGTTGCATAACTGCTCATCCCAGCTATCGTCTGATAGTTTCCGAGCGTTGCCGAATCTGCTTTCAAATCAAGTTCTGATGATTTTGCATAATTATTCATGCCATCTATTGTCTGATATGTCTCAGAAACCTTTGCATTTATCTCATTTGCTTTAAGATTTAATGCTGCACTTGTTACATAATCTCCCTGGATTACTCCGACAGTTTCCTTAATACCATCAATGTTCACATCTATTTGCGAAAATTTCTGCTGATTTTCCTCATTCTTTTCATAGAGTTCATACTTAAGGTTTGTGTTGCTCACTTCAAAGTTTGCCATCTGAACCCTGCCTTCTCTTTCTTCCTCATCAGCACTCAGACAAAATTCTGTCATTGCTCCGCCATATTCAAGTTTTATCGCATATATCTCTATTACTCCGTCGTCATCTGCCGGAGTAAATACCGGCTTTCCTTTTGTACTGTCATACACAAAATCGTATTTTACCCTTGTTGTTTCTGCATTATCAAATACATCTCCTGTTTCAAGAGCAGTCGGATAATATATCATTGCTCTGCCTTTTATGTAAGCTGACAATGTATAAGCCGTACCATCTAAAGGCATAAATGAATTATTTACATAAGAATATTTCTTCGACAATCTCACAATGTCACACTCATAATGCTTATGTTCCCTGTCCCATTGCACATTTCCACTATGAGCGTATTCTCCGACATATATCCATCCCTCCTGCATTTTCTGTGCATCGTAATACTGGTTAAATCCTATGTCGTCAAGAAGCTGCGACACAATCTTATTAAATGCGATATTAAGACTCTGTCCCGTAGGATCATAATTTATCGCACTTGATTTGATAGTCTCAGTTCCATTGTTTATCTCTCTTACCAAAGATGGAATATTTACCTTTTTGGCATTGATGTTTGCATCATCCGCCACCATCCTGTCATTGATAAGACCATCTCTTACGGCATTTTCAGTAATTCCACCCTCGCCCCAGAGCACATTTCCGTTTGCATCATAAATTATAATAGTATAATTGTTGTTTGCATCCTTACCTATCTGGACTCTCACTTTCTTTCCGTCAGAAATCTGCATGGTAGAGTCTTTCAGCACCATAGTCCCGTCTTTTGACTGTATCTGAACATTATCCGTATAGATTGTACCGGATGCTATCTTATCCGCAGTCAAGGACTTGATAAGAGCATTTGTAATAACTCCGTCACTCATTCTTCCGACAACTGCATCTGAAAAATCCGTTGTGATAATCGTACTTCTGATATTGTTAATAAGTGCCGACTCAGAAGTAAGATTTTTTATATTTCCAACTGCCGCCGAAATATTATCAGTCGTAATAGTCTGTGCAATAATATTCTTTATGATTGCATCATTAGCCGTAAGACTGTCAATCTCTGCTACCTTTGCCTTAAGATTGTCAGTAGTTATGTTGACTGCTACCAGGTCATTTATCCATGCCTGCTGTGCGGCAAGCTGCTTTGTCACAATAATGTTGTTGGTATTACTCTGGTCAGCCAAAAGACTTAATTTTTCCCCTGTCACTGCACCTGCTATAGAACCCGATGCCGTAGCCGCCGTACTGCCTACGCTAAAACTGTCATTTGCGGGACTGTCAAGGCTTATCGTCTGTTTGTTTACTCTAAGCATCACACCGTCAATTCCAAGCATTTTGGCATTAACTTTGTACCAATTACCCACCTGTATTCTCTCTTTATTACCATTAAGATTATGTGGGTCTATGGCTGAAATCGTATAACTGCTATACGGCACAGAATATATATCAATATACTTTTGTGCCTCCTTCAAAAGTTCAGTCGGATCATTAATATCTTCATACAAAACAGTACGCTGTATAACACCATACACATCTTCATTTTTTGAAAGATATTTATTTCCTCCATTTACACCGGCTATAGAAACCCTTTCAAGATTATCCTCATCGGTATAAATCTTTTGACCTAACGGAAGTATTCTCGTACAAAGTGTACTCATGTCTTGTTCACATGAATAGGACAAAAGATTATATCCAATCTCTATTACACTGTCCCCACATATTTTTCCAATCTTTTTTGACACTGTCAGCTTATCGAATAATGCTTTTCCCTCGACTAAGTCCATTTTATAAGATACCGATATTTCCCAGCCATACTTTGAAATCAATGCTGACAACTCATCAAATGTCGTTCCTCCGGATGTTGACAGCTCCGCTTTTTGCGTATCTGTGACAGTGGCATCAAATTCAATTACAAATTGATGTTCAGGTACATTACTGTTGTGCCTGTCTATAAGTTCCTTTGCAAGCTCGACAGGTGACATATCAAACGCTTCTATCTCTGTACTGCTGTCCTGAAGATATGCAAGATACCCCTCACATGTCACCTGTTTGTATATAGCTCCCGTGTTGTCCATCAAAGGAACGGCTTTAAGAACCCTGCCTAAAAATTCTATTTCCGGCGTATCAACACACCATATTTTAGTAAGACAAGGTGAAAGCATATCATATCCCGGATTATCCGGATAAATGTCAAAAGACAAAGAATCCGCACAATTTAATTCCCTGGATATACTTCCCGACAATTTTCTTTCCATATGATCCGGTTGCATATCAAAAATAATTTCCTGCTTAGGCTTTCCATCTTCAATGTTTTCAATCCTAATAGTTCTCATATAGTATTTTTCACACCCTCTTTCGATGAATACATATACGGATCCGCTTTAAATGTAACTGTTATAATACAGGTCTTTCTGGTTGAGGCAGATGCATCAAAAGAACTTATTTTCGCCAAAAAATAATAATCAGGCATTGCACTGTCGATAAATTTTTTTCTTGCCGCAGGTGGATACAGCCAATCCGCTATATCATGTTTAGTCCTCTCCACTTCTGCCCTGTCTGAACACTTTTTCCACATTTTCACGGTAATCGTTCTGTCCTCATAAACTTTCATTCCGTTAAGATCATACGCATCTATTACTGAATCACGATACGGTACCGGTATCTCACTTGTTTTAACCGCAGGATAGCCAATATCTATACTTTCGACTGTCATTCCTTTACTTGATGCCCTTATATCATTAAATGAAAAATCACGCATTTGCTATCCCCCTTCTTGTAAGACTTACCTTTGCACCCTGTAACATATCTACAGTATTTAACGCAGCCTTTCCAACTACATTTCCATCCATCTGAATCGTAAGATTTAACTGACTTGATTTCTGTAATCCCGATGCGGCTTTACCATTTACCTGAGGTACTGTTGTTGGAAGATTTCCGGTAATAATATCTGCAAGTCCCTGTGTTTCTCTTTGCAATCCCTGTGCAAATCCAAGACCTGTGTATGCTCCAAGTTCAGCCATCACTCTTGACGGTGAATGTATTCCAAGATTTTTCTTAACCTGCTTCACCGTCTGCCCTGTCAGTTTCGCTATAGCCTTATACACATCATTACTTCCCTTTTCGATACCATTTGCAAAACCTTTTGCCACATTCGCACCGATTGATTTCATTTCTTTTTGATATGTTTTTTTGAGTTTGGCTATCTTTGTCTTATATGTTTTTTCAAGTTCTTTCATTTTCTTATCTGTAGACTTTTTTAAATCTTTATTCTGCGTTACAGCTTCCATCTTTGCTACAGCATTTTTTTGACTGTATAACTGCTTGTACTCCGCCCACTGTTCATTATTCATCTTTGTAAGCGTTTCGACATCACCGGCAGAATTCACTCCAAGACCCTCGATTTCTTTCATCATCTCGTCAGATGCTCCTCTGTCACGAAGAACCTGCAGGTTTGTACGCCATTTTTGAAGTGCATCAACCTGACGCTGTAAATTCACTACAAGACCATTCTCGTCATCCGTTTTTGTCAGACTTACATCACTGAAAATGCTGAAACTTGATGCAATCGACTCTTTAGTTGACTTCACGGATTCATTATATGTTTTTTTAAGTTCTTCCAACTCTGATCTAAGAGTTGACATATACTCCTTATAACTTTTCTTATAATTACTCAAATATTCCTTTTTACTGTTAATAAGATTATTTCTTGCCTCATAATACTGTTTTAAAGCATCTGTATGTGCAGATGTTCCTTTTTTCGTTGCTTTAACAACCTTATCCCAGTATGTTTTAACAGTCTTTTCGTTGTAACCATGTCCATTTGTCTTTAAGTCTCTCATTTCTATCTTGTTCTGAAGCTTTGTAACAAGAGCCTGTTGTTTCTCTGCCGTTGCTTTCTTCTGTGCTTCCAGTTTTTTCTTACGCTCTTTCTGCTCTTTTTCCAGCTTTTTTTGATATGCTGCTCTCTGCTTTTCAAGGCTTTTCCTTTGCTTTTCTCCATCGTTTGTAACTTTGTTTCTTGCAGCATAATATTTTTGCAATGCCTTTGTATGTGCAGTTGTTCCGGCATATGTAGCATTAACGACAGCTTTCCACCATTTTGCAATCGTGGCATTACTATATCCTTTGCCGTTAGTTTTCAGATCCTTATTTTTAATCTTGTCAGACAATTCTTTAACAAGAATATTTCCAAGCTGTTCAGCAGACTTTCTAACATTTTTTGAACTTGATTCGATACCCTGTATCAAACCGTCAACCGTATATTCGCCTGACTTTTTAAAAACTCTTGATGGTGAATGAATATCAAGTTTCTTTTTAAAAGCCTTGTCTGCTGCATCACCTAAGTCCTCATAAGCCTTAACAACCTCAGGTTTCTTCTTTTCAACTCCGGCAAGCAGACCATCAACACTGTTTACCCCTGCCGCTTTCATGAGTTTTGATATTTTAGCATCAGATTTCTGAATTACATCCAATGAACTCTGGCCGCCTTTCTCAAAACTCTTTTTCATCCCTGCAGAAATATTTATTCCGACCTTGTCAAGTTTTTTCTGCATATTGTCAGCACGCTTCTGAATCTGTTTGCTTATGGCTTCATATGCAACTGTCGGGTCAGCAGAACTGCCATTTATCCCTTTGGTTATTTCCTCTGGTATATATGCACCCTGTTTTCTTGCATTAGTAGCAAGAATCATCAATTTTTTATTTATTGCCGTATTTAATGTATCAAGTGCAGTCTGAGGCGATTTACTTCCATCTTTTAATCCTGCCGCAAGTCCTTTAGGTATCTTTGTACCTGTCTTTTTAGCAATGTTTACAGAATTACTAAAAGCTCTCTTTGTGGCATCATCAACCTTGCTGCCCGACTTTCCCATCTGAACAACAGCAGTATCAAAAGCTTTTCCAAGATTTTTATACTGTCTTGCAGCTTTCTTTGCGGCATTGGCTGAGTTATTTGTTTTTTTCTTTTGGTCGTCTGTTGCTCTGCTATACTTTTCAATATATTTCTGTGCCTTATCTACATTAGAATTACAATCTTTAATTATTTTTTCCTGCTCTTTAATAGTTTTATTTAATTCAGAGGAAGTCTTTTTGTGTCTTTCCTTTTCTTCTGCGTATTTACTTAATGCCTGCTGTGCTTTCTGATATGTTTCACCATAATTTTCATTATAATTCATATTTCCAGCATTAGCTTTATACTCTTTTTCTAATGCCTTTTGTGCTGACTCTGCTTTTTTCTCTGCATCTGCTAATCTTTTTTTTGAATCTGCTCGTTTCTGCGTAGCCTCCGCAAGTGCCATTTCAGCCTCATACTGCTGTTTATATTGTTCCTTTATATCAGCCTCAGCAGCTTGTGTCATATAAAGTTTTTTATAATTGGAAATTTTATCTGTTATCTGCTTATTAGATAACTTAAGTTTTCCGTTTTCTTCATCATAAGCATTTGCAAGTTCTGGTATTTGCTGAGATAATGAATTTACTATTGCTTTCATCTCAGATTTTTGAGCAGTGTTCTTATGTTCAATGTTATTAAGTTCTTTCAGTCTTTCCGCCTGCTTATCTACTGCCGCTACTTCTGACTCAGCAGACGAAAAACTGTCTTTTGCTGCCTGCACACTTTCCTTTATAGCCTTTGTCTTCTCATTCAGCTTATCAATTTCTTTCTGATCTGCCTGAGCCGCTTTTTCAGTTTCACTTGTAGACCTTTTAGTCTGCATGGCAAATGTAACTATCCCAGCAGTAAGTGTAGCAAGTGCTGTTGCCGCCAGTAAAATAGGATTAGCCATAAGTGCTGCACCAAAAGCTGTAATTAATGGAGTTACAGTCTTTACCACTGTTACACCCACAAATGCTGTTGTTAATGCCCCTAACGATGCCGTAAGCGAAACCACCGCCTTTACTACATCAGGATTTTTCTTAATAAACTCCATAGCCCAGGAGATTGCTTTCTGTCCATGCTGGTACATTCCGTCAAGAGACTCATTAAGCTGTGTTCCGATAGCAATCTTTAAGTTCTCAATGCCGTTTAACATCTTCTGTTTAGCTGTTTCTGATGTATCAGTCATCTTTTTATAAGCATCATTAGCCGCACCGGTACTATTCGTCACCTTTTTCAGAGTATTGTTATAATCCTCTGTTCCTGTCTTTAAAAGAACTGTTGCTGCTGTCGCAGCTTCCTGACGGCTGAAAAGATTTGAAAATGCTGTTGCATCACCGCCTACGCTGTCACTTAAAATCTGAATAACATCACCAAGCGATTTTCCCTCTGCCATCAACTCTGTAAATGATTTTCCTGTCTCTGTCTGCAAAGTCGCTGCCGTTTTTGAACCCTGTTTTGATAGTTCTTTCATAAGAGACTTAATATAAGTCGTAGACTCGCTTGTTTCAATACCTCTTTTAGTAAGCTGTATATATGCTGTTCCCAAATCCTGTAATGAAACACCATAATTAGCCGCATTGGTAGCAACCTTACCAATACTTGACGCAAGTTCATTAACCGATGTTTTACCTAAGTTCTGTACTGTCAGAAATACATCTGATACCTCAGACGCATCTTTAACCTTATTTCCATACGAATTAAGAACCGTTGTAAGACCATCAATTGCCGTTGTGCTGTCTGTAAATCCACCTTTTGCAAGTTTAGTGGCTTCACCTACTGTTTCCACCGCCTTTGATGTATCAACACTCGCTGATATAGCCTGATATGTTGACTCAGCTATATCCGTTACCGCCGTTCCTGTCTTTGTAGACAGGTCAAGCATCTCCTTGTTAAGTGTACCCATTGATTTTTTCGATGTATCAGCAATGGTACTAACCTTTGCTGATGCACTTTCAAACTTCTCAGCACTCTCAGAACACTCATACAAAGTTTTTGCTATATCCTCGACCTTTTCTTTTACTCCTGATGCAACTATCTGGTCTGCAAGATTATTAAAAGCCTGTCTGTTACTTTCTCCAAGCTGTTCAACATTAACTCTTACTTCCCTGACTGATTTTCCATACTGGTCTATTGATGTTGCACAACCATTTGCCGAGTTTTTAGCCTCTTTCATATACTTATCATTTGTATTCAAGGCTCTGCTTGCTCTTATAGTCTGTGCTTCCGCAGTATTTAATTTATTTTTCCAATTTTCCACTCTGCTGCCGGCGGCTTCATAATTTCTCTCGCCTTTTTTTATTGCCTCTGCAAGTTCATCAATGGTTTTCTGCTGTTTATCAAGTTCCGCATCCGTGGCTGTTCCGGATTTCTTCATTTTATCCATTTCAGCCTGTGCGTTTTTATATTCTGCCCTTAACTTTTCAAGACCGTCTGCAACTTTTTTCTGTGACTCAGCACTATGCACATAACCGGCTTTTGTTGCATCGAGTTTACTTCTCTGTCCCTGAAGCACCTGAGAAAGAACTTTATGCTTTGCCTGAAGTGCTTCAAGGCTGTTCGCATTCTCGGCATACTTCTCTTTAACAAGACTAAGCTCTGATTTCATTGACGAAAGCTGTTTATTACAAGCTGTAACCGCTGCTTTAAACTCTTTCTCACCCTCAAGCACTATTGATGCACCAATTTTATTTTTATTCGCCATCTTATCACTCCGCTTCTAAAAGTTAATGATTTCTTCTCTTTCCTCTACACTGGTTATCATCCTCTCATAGGTATTTGCTGAACCTCCTGCAAACATATTGCAGATTGAAGATGCAAGCATACTCATTTCAAGGTCAAATACACTCTTATATTCATAGTACAGATCAGAAAATTCCCCGATTGACAGAAAATTACATTCTGTCTCAGAGCATCCCAGTTTTGTCTTTGCAATCAACTTATACCAGACGAAATTTATTTTCCCTCCGTCTGGCTCTCCGAGTTTTTTTCATCGTTCTCATTTTCCGGAAACATTGAGCCTGCATATGCAGTAAAAATTTCTGTTGCAAGTTTTGCCGGATTAGAAACTGCATACACAATCTTTTTATCAGGAGCTTTCTTACCTGTAGCCTCTGCACCTTCCTCAAGGAAAAGTATTGTAGTATCAAGCAATGCCTGATAATCAATTTCATCCAGATAATTTTCACTTTTCTCAGTATCTTCACTTCGTGAAAATATCTTATTTTCAAACTCTTTTAGACTTCCATACCGTTTCTGAAGCTGTGCAAGTGCTCTTATTCCGCAACAAGCCGGATAAGTCTTCCCATCAATGCTCAGATTAAATATCCTCATAACCTCACCATCCTTTCACATCAAAATATATAAAATATGCCGCACCGCCTAGCAATGCAGCATACAACTTTCTTTCAAAAAAATAAAACTACTCCGCTGTCGGTGTAAATAATGCTTTAAGAGCAGCTACGGCATCTGCCTCCGACTCAACAACAGCCGTTCTTCTGTAAAGTCCTGTCTGCTCATCAGGATAAATAGTACCTACGACAGATGGTGTTGTATATTCCAACTTTTCCTCTTTCGTCTTTGCATCAACAGAATACGGTGCAAATTTAACTTTCGGATAGAAAACAACCTTATACTTTCCACCGTTTTTCTTGCTAATATAGCCAAATCCTACCGCTATCGGCTCATCATTGCTTGTAGCATCATATACATCAACTGTTTTCGACTCTCCGCCGCTTAATGCAATGCTGTTTTTCTTCTGTCCAAGAAGCGGTCCAAATATAACAGGATCATCATCATCAATACCAAGCGTTATATCACCGCCTGTTACTGAGCTGTCACTGTCCTGTAATACATCATCTGCATAAAGTTTCGCATCGTTCGAGTTTAAGTTTTCCTTGAACTCAATCGCTCCCGCAAGTTTGGATGGTGCCTTGTACTTACCATCCTTTAACTCACCATGTAAAAATGATTTTAAGCCTACCTGTGCCATTTAAACCTCGCTTTCCGCTATGTTTGTCTCATAGCATATGTGTCTTTTTTTAACATCTCTCTCAACAGTATTTAAGGCAACTTTTGGATAAGAAAAACCGCTTAAAAATAAAGCGGTTTTAATAGCCTTTTGCATATTAAGATAATTTTTATTTAAAGGTACAAAAAGATGTACCTGAAAATACATTTCATTCACAGCCGGGTTATCATCTGCAAATCCGCCCGGCTTTTCTGCTGCCACATTATAAACAATGTATGTGTCTGCCTTTCCGTCATAAACATCCATAGCAGCCTCTGTGCATACGGATTTCAAGGCAGTTTTCAAATCACCAAGAACACTCATCTTATCCCCCTGTTAAAAACTTCCTGCATTTTCTCTAAAACCTTGTCCTCACTGCTATTCACAGCAGACTGCATAAAAGGTCTTGCCGGCTGATGACTGTTGCCGTATTCAAGTGCAAGTGCTTTCTGATAATTTCTAAACGGTTCAACTTTTCCGTTTTCACGGGTGTAAGTAGATTTTGTTGAAGCCCCCTCCGCTGTCAGATAGCCGATGTATGCACCATTTACAGTTTTCTTTGCTTTCTTACATTTGATAGAACTTATAAGTTCACCTGTATCCCGGTGTGGCTGCAACTCACTTTTGACCGCACTCTCATAAATCGGCAATGCCTCATCTATCATCTTTGGAGCTGTCTCATCAAATATATTTAAAACATCGTCAAACATATTATCCGGAAAATCAAAATCAAATACCGCCATCATTCCACCTCACTGCATGACAATTCAATGTAAAACTCATCTGTACGGTATGTCCTTTCTACCTTGTACAATTTTTCATCGTATTTCACATTATTTTGTCCTGAATAATCATCAAAAGCTACTTTAAAGACCTGCACGACCTTTTTATTATTTCTCAAAGCATTATAAAACTCGCTCTGTCTTACCGACTTGACAGCACAAAAAACTTCCAGTTCCTCTCCGGGTACTTCCACCTCAAAGCCATCCTCATCTTCTTTCTTTTCCCCTTCACTTATAAGAAAAAGAATATCATTTAGTGCTTCCATTTGTGTATTCACCCCCAAGCGAAAGAAAATCACGAAGTCCTTCAAATGCTTTCTCAAATCGTTCAGCCTGATTATCAAAGTTAAACTGCCACTTACAATACAATTCGCAAGCCTTAAATATAAGCATATCCTGTGTATCAGCACACGCTTTTTCTTCTGATATGCCTACTCCTCTGAGCAGAAGCAGACATATCTCAATATTGCTTTCAATCTCATCATCAAGGGAACTGTGCTTTATTCTCAGGCTCTTTTTGATTTTCTCTCCAAAATCCGTCAAATATTACACCCCCTTGACTGCTTTTTCCTGGGCTTCAAGAAAACTCTCTATAATAAGACTTTTCACATTACCGCTAACACTATAGCCCTGTTCATCAGCAAGAGCCTTGATGTCCGATATAGTCATCTCCTCAAGCTCCTGCTCTGTATATGTTGAAATTGTGTTAGGGACTATAAGTTTTTTTGAATGACCTCAACAAGCGAATTGTTGTCAACGACCTTTCCATCTGCCATCATAATAGCCTTTGTCACCTGGTCGTCTGTTTCATGATCTTCATAACGCTTAACCGTTACATTAAGATTAGTATTAAGTATATAGTCCTCCATCCGGAACATAAAAGCTACTACCGTATCTGCTGAAACAGTTGAAGAAAAATCTGACATATACTCAGATGACACAAAGTTTACAGGTCTGCCAAGTATTCTGTACTCAGGCTTTCCGGAAACTCCGGCATTAACACGGGCAATAGGCTGGCCGCTTGTATCTGTCATAGCTGCAATCTGATTAAAATATGTACTCTTAGTCATATACCATTCAGCAGACTCATAAGCAGCCGGAAGTTTTCCCTCTGCATCACATAAGTTTTTAAATGTAATATCCTTACCCTTTGCAATTTCAACTTTCTGACCCTCTACTACTTCAACGGCATCTGACAAAATACCCTCAGGCTGATTTGCAGATGCACCCTCTCCTGCAATAATAGCCTTTTCTAATGCCTTAACCATTGCCTCTGCGATATTGCTTGTAAGAGTTCTCTCAAACACATCAAGCGTTACGGTATCAACAGCGATTGAAACCGCAACAACACACTTTAACTTGAAATAACTGAAAGTGATAGAGCCAAGTGTTTTCTTCTGCTTATCTGTCTTTCCTCTTTCAGTAGTCCATGTTGCAACAGGTTTCGCAGCCGAAGTAGGGACTGTCGCACCACCTTTGTAAAAGGTTCTTGTAACCTTGTTAAGTATGTCACCTGTCTTTTCCATTTTCTCAACAATTTTATTAAGAATTGTATTCGGAATAACCGCACCCGTATCTGATGTTGTTGTAACTTCATCACTATTCGTAAAATTTGCCGCCATCTTCTCACCATGCAGCACATAGTTCATAAAGGCAGAACGATATTCGATACTGTTTGTAGGATCTTCTTTTACAATATCACCCACAGAAGCCACAATTCCATCTTTAGCACCTGCATGAGACGCATTACTGAGTACATTTGGCACTTTAACAGCACCTTTCATAGATTCAACATTAGCTTTCGCCTCTGTGTACTGAGTATATTCATCGTCAAGAGTTTCAACATCCTCCAGCTTTGCCTTATACTCGTCCATCTTGCCATCATCAAGAAGCTGTGTGGCTTCATCAAGCATCTGATTACGATAATCAACATAATCCTGTCTGCTTTTAAAATTTTTGATTACATTCATAAATTTCATGTTCAAATTTCCCCTTTCATTCTTAAAATTTTGATTTTTTCCTTGGCAACAAAAAAAGCCTCACTCGATTTATCAGCAAGACTTCCTGTTTCTGACCCTTTGATAAGATTCCTTATCTTCGCCTTTGTTTCATCCGGTATGATTCCACCAAATGCGTTATTTATGCTAAACGGCATATTGCCGTTTCTGCCTGTTTCTATCAGTTCATCAACAAAACCATATTTCATAGCCGTTTTTACATCAAACCATGACTCTCTATCCATCAGGTCAAGCAGTTCTTTTTCACTCCTGCCTGTTTTCTGCTGATAAATAGCTGATATTGCTCTATTTGCCGTCTGTAATATCTGCGACTGTTTATCCATATCGTGATAATCGCCTCTTGCACCGCTTGAAACATTATGAATCATATACATGGCGGTTGGAAACGCTCTCACATGACCTGTTGCACACGCCACGATACTTGCCGCACTACAGCAGGACCCGCTTATATCTGCCTGAATATTACCCTTATATTGACTGATACTATAAGACATATCCGAGCCTGCAAACACATCACCGCCACCGCTGTTAATAACGATAGTTACATCATCACCATTTGCATCCTCAAGCTGTTTATCAATATCTTTCGGACAAAAAGCATCATAACCAAACCAGTCGTATATCCACTTATCATCATTGTTTACAATAGTTCCTTTTGCATCAATCTTCACCATCACTTCCACCTCCCTCTTTCAGCTTTCCGGTATCTTTTCTGAGCAGTGCAACATCTCCACCCGGAACAGGTGCAAGATTAAGGTACTGTCTGACCTCATTTATAGTCATTATTCCTCTGTCAACAAATGAAGTAAGCTGCAGCTTTGTGCTCATACTTGCAAAAGTAAGATTGCTGCTTTCAAATATGATTTTATTACCACAATTTCTCTGCTTTCTTGAAAACAGTTTTCTTGTATATTCATTTGCCATCTGGCATATGATAGGCTCTATCGCAGCCTCATAGTATGAAATCCACTCGTCCTCGTCATAATTTGAATGAACAATCTTATCATTTGTATTAAAAAAGCCATACACTCTCTGTATGGTTCTGTCCGTCTGTGCCGCATTGGGTACATAATCATTAGGATTTACCTGCTGTGCCTCCGCTTTAGAATCAACTGCTGCCACTCCAAATGCCTTTGAAGACATATTCATATAATTCTCAGCAAATTGCCTTGCATTACTTTCCAAGTCTTCCGGTCGCATTGATTGTGTAAACTTGAGCAGCCATCTTATCACAGCACCATTTTTAATGGCCTTGATAATTCCCTGGTCCGATGTAGTCACAACATTCATAAGCTCAACCAGTGCTTTTCCTGGCGGTTCACCAAAAATATCGTTATCGCAATAATCTTCACGCAAATGAATAATATCCGTGTACGGTATTTCCATCCACTTGCCATTTTGAAAATAAAATTTAAGATAAAGCACCTGATTATAATATTTTGCATCAACAGATGCAGCCGGTATCGGATATAAGCCACAGGGCAGACCAAAATCATCCCTTATTATCAAAATAAAAGCATTATGATTAAGAGCAAGCTGATTTGCAACTTTCTCCTGCATCATCTGCCCGGACATATACTCATTAGGTTCTTCCAAAAGATTTTTTATGTATGGCATGGGATTTACAGCAATATCCTTTGACCCATCTTTTTTAAATGTTTCCCGGATATGTTTAGCCACCGCCTTACCTATAGCCTTTGTCTTGGGTCTTATACATGAACGCACTATATCAGACTGATACAGCTTACCATTCCACACATAAAATCCATTACCGACATCAGTAATCATCTGGAAAGAACTTTTCTTACTTACATTTTTAAATCTACTAAAAAGTCCCACAATTTCTCCCTTCCAAAAATTTATATAAGAGACAAATATTCTTCAAGGTGATTTTCAAGCATAACATATGCATCCAGCAGACCGGCAAGACCGTCAATTCTCCTTGTAGGACTTGTACCCTTACAAGGCTGAATATTATTATTTTTATCAATATCAACAGATGTATTGCATATGCACCATTTAAGCACCGGATTGTTGTTGTAAATAATTCTCTTTGCCTTAAGGTCAGCACCCAATGATTTCATTGGAGAAGATAAAGTTTTCTTTCCCTGTGCCACCGGCTCCATAACGCTGCGGCCAAATGTGTCGTTCATTTCCTCAACAAAATATGTTGCACTCCATGCGTCATAGCCATCCTTGAAAAGATAAATATCTTTTTCAAGCTGCATTTCTTTGAACCACTCGACCACATACTTGTAATGTATTTTATTTCCGGGACAGGTTCTCATCCACCCCTGTTCAATCCATAAATCATAAGGAATTTTATCTTCTTTTACTCTTTGCTCCACCAAATCTTCCGGAATCCAGTACATCTGCTCAACATAGATATTATCATCACCGGGCACCATGAAAAGCATTGTTGCATTTGTCAGGTCATTGGTTGATGACAAGTCATTGCCGCCTATTCCATACCTTGGTTTAAGCTCTGCTATATCAAATAATGCGTTATTATCAATATCTTCAAAATTAAGCCAGCTCTCTGATGATGTCTCTCTGATATTAAACTCTTTGCAAACAAGGTTCTTTACAAGAAGCGGATTTTCCTGAGCTTTTCTTACTTTGTCTCTCAGTGTATCTTTATTCTTGATGGTTCCCAAGCCGGGGTTTGCCTTAATCCAGCAATCTTCCCGAACCCATTCCTTACGGCTGTCAAGCTCATAAATAAACGGGAACAGATGTGGGTCTTTGTATCCGTTATCATCAAAAAGACCATTGATAACTCTCTCAGCTTCATCATATTTTTGGTCGTAAATATCTTCCCTGATAGTTCCTGCCGTAGATGTGATATATATAAGCGGCTGGTCTCTAGCCGTCACACCATCTGCCATAATGTCATACAATGCTTTGCCATTCTTCCACTGATGAATTTCATCCATCATACAGCCATGAACATTCAGACCGTCAAGACTGTCTTTATCGGATGCAAGTGGTCTATACACACCATTATTAAACTCCTCACTGGACAGCTTTGACACAAGCGGCTTTATCCTTTTGCGAAGTGCCGCCGATTTAAGCACCATTCTCTTTGCTTCTTCCCAAATGATATTTGCCTGTTCTCTCTTAGTCGCAACGGCATATATCTCCGCTCCAGGCTCTCCATCCGCAATAAGAAGATACAAACCAACGATAGACGCAAGCAGCGACTTACCATTTTTCTTACCAACAATAAAAATCGACTCTCTACACTGTCTGTTTCCATTATCATCAATAAAGCCAAACACGGCGGCAAGATGTGCCTGTTCCCACAGTTCTAAACGAACATCATTTGTCGTTCCCTTCTTATGTTTTGACAATTTACAATAGTTTTCCGCAAACTCCAAAACATGATTTGCCCTCTTTGCCGAGTAATGATATTCATCCGGATTTTTAATATGCCACGCAAGATACTTGTACCATCTGTATATCTTATTTGATACTTTAATCTCACCTTTTTCAATCCTATCAAAATACTCAAGGATAGGATTGTAATCTAAACAATATCTTCTCATACATCCTCACGCCCTCCAACAAACTCGTCAAAGCCATCGTCTTTCTCAACAACCTCAACGGCTTTCGTTTTCGGAAGACAATCCTGCAATATCTTCATTGCCTGGGTCTGTTTCTGAGAAAACTGTAAATAAAGCTGTGCATCAGGACTCTGCTTAGTTCCATATTGATTTTCGCCGTTCTTATACTCCGCTGTAGTTCCGTCACGAATGATGTTTTCCCTGAGGTCCTGCATCGTGATACTCATAAAAGCAACATCATCAATGGTTGCTAAAACAAGTTTCTTTTTATTCTCGTCAATCTCCTTAAACAACCGCTTTAATCTTGCAACTTCTTTTTTCACACGCTTTTGTTTCTCTAAATACTGCGAAATACTATCCGCTTTTTCATCCCTGTGCATTGCTTCCTCTTCAATTTCTTCCGGTGTTACCACTCTGTTCTCACCTCCTGATACCACACCCCCCTTATGAAATGACCTGCATTTCAAATCAATCTAGGCTACCGGTGTTTTTAGAATGTCCCAAACACCCATAAACAGGGGGGTTAGAGCTTTGCTATAGGCTGTCCGTTCTCGTCAAACATGACAAGCAAGCCCCGTCTCTTGTTATTAACTCCATGCCCATCGAACCTATCATGACAATCCTTACAGACATACTCTAAATTGCTATGATTCAAGGTTATATAAGGATTTGATATGTTCTCAGGTGTAATGTGTGTACGATGATGTACGATATATCCAAGCTGTTTACCACACTCCTGGCACATACCACCATCGACCGCAATCCTCTCACTTATAAAAGACCGCTTACAGTCTTTCCAAGCCTTACTGTGATAAAATTTGTACGCATATTCCTTTGCCATCTTTCAACCTCACTCATTTGACATATCTTTATATTTTGTCAAATCATTCTTATCTGTCTTCTTTCATTAAAGTGCAGCAAAATTATTTACCTCTACTTGACACTCCTTTAATATGTCAAATACCGCATATAATAAAAAAAGAAGCTACCTTTTTCGCTTCTTAAATGATAAATTTTTTATTGCTTTGTCCTTATTATCTTGATTTATTCCAATATATCTGAGTGTAATTGATATATCTGAATGGTTAAGTATCTCTTTTATCGTCACTGCATCATGCGTCTGCTGGTACATGTGATAACCAAAAGTCTTTCTAAGTGTATGCGTTCCAATCTTATCAATATCAAATTGCCTGCCTGCTTCAGATAGAATGTTGTAAGCCTGCTGCCTTGTGATTGGTCTGTTGCCTCTTGGAGACTTAAACAGATACTCATAATCATCCTTGCCATATACATAATCTTTTATGACAGGTTTAAGCTCTGTATTGATTGGAAACCTTTTCTCTTTCCCAGTCTTTTTCTCCCTGATATAAACAGCATCTTTATCCCTGACATCACGCACACGAAACTTAAGTATATCGGATATTCTAAGTCCCGTGTATATGCCAAACATAAACATCACATAATCTCTATCGCTCTTGCCCTTTAGATATTCAGCAATATCCATCACAACATCTAAATCTCTGATAGGCTCAACAGTATTCAACCAACCACCTCCCAACAGTACAATTACCGTTATAAGTGTACGAAAAAAGGAGAAGATATGCATCCTCTCCTTAATCGAAACTACTGTTCCTACTCTTGCGATATTAGCATTATATCACAGAATTGCTTCGTGTGATTCTCATTTTTTTGAAATTTAATAAATTTTTTTATTTCTGCTCATCTATAAACTCACGCATCATCTTGGAAATCTGTGCTGCCTGACTCACTCCAGCCTTCTCACAGGCTTCCTTAAATTCGTCAGCTAACTCTCTTTTTAACTTAAATCCTTTTGTCATATATCCGGCTTTCTTCTGCCATTTTTCAGTTGCCTTTGTCTGTGCTGTTGGCATCATATCACCTCTTTACTTTTTTTTATTTTCCTGCTATTATTTTTATACCAAGGACAGATAGCAGGAAGTTGTAGGTCTGCCCTCGGTTTGGATTGTATAAGCTCTACTTTTTAAGTAGGGCTTTTACTTTTTCCTTTGCGTCTTGTAAGTCTTTGCTTTCTTCCAAGATTGCTAAGATTTTTCTTGTTTGATTTTCCTCTGCTGTATCTTTTAATAATTCCGCTAAGTTCATTTCTTCGTTCTCCATTTCTATCTCCTTTCCTGCCATTCCCTTGCTACAATTATATTATACCATAAGGTTACCCTTATGTCAATAGTTTTTTAAATTTATTTTGTTTTTTTAAAAAAGACGGTCTTTCGACCGCCTTTTATATTATCTTGATACTCCTAATCTTGCCATTAATGCTTCCTGCAATACTTTAGAAACATTGATATGTGATTTTTCTGCTTCCTGATTTAACCAATTTGGTAATGTTACATTTCTACGAACCGTCTTATTATCTAACATTCTTCTATATGCCGTTAAATCAACATCAACCAAAGACACAATACTTGTTCCATCTTCATTAAATGTTCCTTTTGAAACATCAATATCTGTCATCTTAGATGGGTGCAACACTACTTTTCCATTATCTTCTGCTTCAATACAGCTTATTCCAATAGCATCTCTTGCCATTGTGATTGCATCTGCCATACTTCCCTTTGGTTTACCTTCCTCATTTGACTCTGTCAAAATACCCAAATCTGGTACTTCAATCAAAATATTTGTATCAACATCGGTAAAAATAACTGGATATGTCACTTTCATATAATCAACCTCCACATTTCAAATATATATCTATAGTAATATATTGAGATAGGGGATTTTATAATACACATTTTTTACACATTTGTCAATAGTTTAATACACATTTTTTACGCATAATTTATTATAAAAAGACGGTCTTTCAACCGTCTATAATCATTTACTGTTTAATGATTTATATTATATTGCAATGTTTCATTTATACATGAGATAAGAAACTTTCTTGCTTCATCATGATTTATATTTTTTTCCTTTGAAACAGACTCCGTTACAGCCTCAAATATATATACCAACATTGATATTTTATTCAGCAAACTTCCTACTATAACTACTTTTATCTTACTTTTTATATTTTGACAAATTACAATTCCCATGTTATTTCTCCTTAATCTTTGATATAATATTTTAAAATATTTATGAAAGGTTGTGTTACTATGACAAATGAAACTAATCCTATTATTTCAAGTATTGGCAAAGTAATAGAAAAAAATCCACAAATATATGAAGATGCATTAAAACCCACTGCTGTTGAAACTGGTAAATTAGCTGGCAGAATTCCAAGAACAATTAACGCTATTTTTGCTGGTCTTGACAAATGGATTCTTAAAAGGGAATATAGCGTTGAAGAAACCAAAAAACTTCTTGAACAAAAGTTACAAAATATAGATCCAGAAAAAATTGTTCCTCCTGAACCCTATGTTGCCGTTCCTGCAATACAAGCCATCTCTTATTCTATGGATAGTGATGAATTAAGAAATATGTATGCAAATTTATTGGCTCATTCTATGACATACGATACTAAGGAAAATGTACATCCTGGATTTGTTGAGGTCATTAGACAACTTTCTCCAAGTGATGCACGATATTTTAAGCATTTATGCACATTAAAATATAGACCAATGGTCGATATTTCACTTGATATTCCAGGTGGCTTAGAACTGCCTATACAAAAAAATGTTAATACTTTTTCAAAGGGTTATACAAATGATTTTGTACTTTCTAATGATAATTTATGCAGATTACAATTAATATCTATTCCCAATGATACATGGTACGGTGATGATACTATCTACAAACCTTTATTAGATTACCTAAAACAGGAACATACTCTTGAAAAATATAAACATTTATCTCCTAATGCAACTAATATGTCATTTACTAAATCTCGTATTGATATAACACATTTTGGCAAACTCTTTTATGAGATTTGTGTAAAATAAGCCTATTGCTGGGATAACTTCATATCCCAGCTATTCACTTTCAATCATTCATTCTTAGTTTTTACCTTTACTACTCACCTCTCATATATCTTCACTTTGTCACAACATATTCCATTATCCTCGGCATCTTCTCTCTAAAAGCCGCTCTAATAACCATAATCGCCTGTTTGATGCCGTCACAAAAGCAGTCATTATATTCCGCATCAAAGTACGGTGCAATCTCTTCCACATATTCATCAAAGTTTGCATAAGAGTATTCCTGTTCATCCTCAAGTTGTTTTATTAAATCGACAATACCACCGATTAAACAATTAAAACAACTATCATATAAACCGCACTTTTCTTCCTGCTCATCGCAAAACGCTTCTTTTGACTCCTTTATATCGTCCAGTCTGCCTAACAGCTTACACTCAAAGCTCTTTATGTGTTCCCGCCGTTCCGCCTCCTGCCTTTTTGCTTCTGCCTCAATCAACTGTATAATTTCTCTCTGTCCCTGCACTGCTGCACAATCTTTCTGGTCTGGGTGCTGCTTTAAAAATGTATCAATCCTGTTTTCAAAAACTTTTATAAGTATTTTTTCATCAATCACTCTTCTGCTCCCTCCTTAACTCTCACCATAATTCTGTTTTCTGGGAATGTATGTGTACACTTGACATACTTGTTTTTATTTGCGTCCAAATCAGCTTCGTCAATGCTTATAAACTTTCCCTTTGCATCTGCAAATACCATATGTGGCTGCTGTATCAAATCAATAACCACGCTCTCAAGATATTTTAATTTCAATGCAGCCCTTTTCTTTTCAATTACTGCATCCCCCTTTTCCTCACGAAGCCTTGTCTCTACTGCCTTAAGCTGTTCCACTCTTGTTTCAAGTTCCTGCACATAACCAACCTTTTTCACAATCTTTATCAACAATTTATTCAACATATCAACATCCTCCTTAGCTTATCTTTGCTCTTTCTTTCTGATCTTTTTCTGTCTGTAAAAAAATCATATATTGTCCATATGTAAGCCCCATATGCTTTGCTTCATCATTAAAGCTTGCAAGCTCTCCCATATGCTTTTCTTTTTTCTTTTCCTCCATTCGTTTTGCCTTTTTCTGTGTTTTTCTTTTTTTATACATCTGTGCATGTCTTTTTTTACGCTCATACTCACGACATTCAACGGAACAATAATGCTGATTTCTCGCATTCACAGTAAATTGCTTTCCGCATCCTATACATTTACTTTTTTTCTTTGTCTGTTTCATTCCTGCTCCTTTCCGGGAGCTGCACCACACTCCCAGCTTTATTTGTGATGTTAATTTTCCTACAGCTATATGTAAAAGTGCATTTAAAACTTTTTTGCTGTCAAAATTATTATTCGTCTACTTCATCCAATAACCATTGAAATTTACACTTAACACATAAATCTCTTCCGACATCACTGAGTTTACATCCATGACATAAGGCTCTTTCATCTCCGACAAAATAAGGACATTTAATGTGATAATGAACCTCTGCTTCTTCTGTTGCACCACCATCATCAATATTTATTCTTTCAAATTCCAAGCCCTCAAATTCCATGATATCCATTAAAATATTTATTAAAAGATTTATATTCTTCATTTGAAATCACCTCACTAAATTTCTTACCTGTCGGATTCCGACAGATTATCCACGCTGCAATAAACGCTGTTCAAGCTCGCCCATATCTGACGAACTCACATTTCTCTGACTGAAATTGTTAAACTGATTTTTCTTATTTCCTGAAGAATTTGACTTAACTTTTGAATTATTGGCAGTCTGCTTCTCAGGTCGCTCTGTCTTATTCCAATAATCAGCAGTGCTTTTCCAGTTTATTCTCCTGCCATACTTGTCTTTCCAATCAATACGGTCATAATATTCATAAAACTTTTCAGGATTGATTTTAAGATTGTTTAAAGCAACATAATCTTTTACCTCCTGAAGCGTTGGCACTATAGATAGAGTGTTAGTATATTTACTATTACTTTTACTATGTTTTAAAATGTCTGCATTTTCATCCAAAATGTCTACATTTTCATCCAAAATGATTACATTATCCGGCAAAAGGGCGACTTTAACTAAGAGGTATGCTCTCTTCATTTTTACAGCTTTTCTTCTTTTGGTTGCAAAAAGAAAATTTTCCTGAATTTCCTCGGAAGTTAAAATTCTATTTTGCTCAAGCTGTTCCAATGAAAAGACACCCCACCTTGCACAGCAGTTCACTATTTCATTTATGCGATTGACCGCCCTGTCACCCCCGCCAAACATTCGTGACGAAAGTGACAACGCTTTCTCTCGCTGCCATTCACAATAATAACCATGTACTCCGTATATCTCCTGAAGTAACGCATATATGACGGCGTGTGCCTTTAACCCACACTCTGCTGTTACAAGTTCAATGTTTTTATCAGCCGCACATTTTACCGGAAAGTAATCAATACCCTCTTTTCGGTTCATGGTGCGTCCTCCTAAATCTAATCAAACAGGTTTATTTTACAAAGGCAAGGAAGACATCCGACCAACTGACACCGTCCGAATAGCCGGCACCTTCCCTTAATTACGGCACATATACTCCCCCTGATTTCTCAGTTAAAAGCATACACACCAAAAAATAAAAAATATATTATTTAACCCATATATTTTCCCCGAATAGTTGAAGTAAAATATACAAGCTAATTACAAAAAATAATAAATATCATGAGGTCCATTTACCTCTATGATGTTTCTCAACTGCCCTGTATTTTCTTGGCAGTTCTGAATAAAAATTTTCTTCCTTGAGTTTGTCCAGTTTACAGAAAAACTCACTTCTTTTTCTATAAAAAGTAGCCTGACTACAATGCACATTCTCCTTTTTACAGAGCTGTTGAAAACTCATACCCGGAGTTGTGCAATATCTAAGTAACGCACTTGCAAGCTCTGCATCAGTCAGCCTTGCAGCTTTTTCAACCAAATCAACTTTACTGCTGAGCAAAGCAAGTCTGATTGCCACATCTTCAACCAGAGACTCATTATTATGAGCATGAGGCATCCCATCATAATTTACTCCAGAAACACCTAAACTGCCCTCAATATCTCTAATCTGAGTTTTCCATGAATTATACTGATAACAGAAATAATTTAACTCACGATATTTAAACCGATTCAGCCTTTTCAAAGGCTTATCATCTCTCCTCATTACATCTCCCTTTATATTCTTCAATCGTGTGGTATGGTGCTTCTGTTTTGACTGCACCACTACCACACCTACTGCACTTTTCATTTATTCGTCTAGTGCTCCACACTTTTCTGCCACAATCATTGCAGGTTACTACAAAAAATGGATCACTGGAACGATAAAAATTATTGTCATTGTGCAAATCTGTCTCCTTATGTTATGAAATAATCGTAAATCCCGAAAGATTATCAAGCTGTTCCTCAAGATATTCCTGGATATTCTCCATAGCGTGTAATTTCCACGCTCCTCCATCAGCTTCAAACAAAGCACACTGAATACCCTCGTATTTATCCTCTTTCATACGGAATATAAAACTACTTTCAGGCTGTTCAACCTCTGTAAATGTACGATATGGCTTTAACTTAACAGGACTAGGAATAACAGCGTCTGACTTTGAAGCGACACCTGTTTTTACTGTCGCTTTCTGTGTCACACCATCATCGCCATAACTGGCAATCGTTCCGTTTTCCACTGTTCCTGCAAACTTCAAAAGCAACTCCTTGTCATTGTTTGATATAAATGTTGACTGAACTCCAATAAGAAACCTCTCATGTTCAATAAACTTCCCAAAAGGAAATGACGGCAGTTCTGCATAAACAGAAGCTATATATTCACGCCCCCTGTCAAGGTCAAGGCATGAATACAAACTTACCACTGTCGGACTTTCCACATGAATAATCATTTTATCCGACATAATATCTGTACCAGATTTAATGTAATCAACAAGGCTACGAAGCGTTGTAAGTTTAATAGCTTCTGCCTTTGGATTATGTACTAATCTCTTTAATACCTTGTCCGAATAAAACTCCCCATTAACTTCCTTTATGTGTGGCTCTGCCAGCTCAACTGCATATGCTAATGCTTCTTTCTCCATCTTTATATTCTCCTAATTTATGCCTGTTTAACATTGTTTCTAAAATCAATTACGCTCTTATCTTCTTTAATTTCTCCCGTCTCCGTATCTACAATCTGACCGTCAATCTCAATCTCGTTTTTCTCAACATCATCAAATGACATCTGCCCTTTTATACCCGGACCGTACTCCTGTGCATAAACTTTGCCTGTTGTCAAATCTTTTTGAGTACAGAATTTTGTGCTAACAGGTTTTACAGATGCCAGCTTTGTATCTACTGAAATATCGCAAGTGCAATCTGTCCTATCCTCATTCTGCTCAAACGAAAGAGTAAGATTTATTTTTCTCTTATTCTTCCATGGAGTATTTGGATCCTGCATATTCTTCATAACCTGCTCAAAAGCCTGATTGACTTTCTCCTGCAAAGCTCCACCAGCCAAATCATGTAAACTAATATCCATAAAATCGTCATCCTTTCTTTTGCCTTTTTTACATCTGCAAAATAGCAGCTATCTGAGCAATCTTCACATCATTACTGCCATCATCCGCTATAACCTTTGCTACGGCCTCGACAAGATACTCCTTGCAAAGCAAATCATTAAGCTGTTTTGTCTCAACCTTAACCATTTTCTTCATTTTCTTTCTTCTGCTCACTGTCCTCATGCTCCTTTCCATAAGCCCGTCATGCCGATAGCACAGCAAATTATTAATTCTGTGAAACCGCTTCGTCCTCTGTATGTACCCTTGTATATCCAAGCTGTCCCATGTAGCTGTCAGCAAATCTTGTAAAGCACTGATTTCTTATATGCTGCTTCTGCTCCTCAGACAAATCATTAAAGTTTACATAACCGCCGTCTTTAGTCGGCACGAGGATTTTATGCGTTATCTTCTTTTTTGCCATAATTCTCTCCTTTTCTGCTTTTGTTTTATTTTATGCTCAAGTCTTGACCACTGTTCAGTATGCACTTACCAATATTGGCGTTCCTATTTTTGTAGGTGTGCTTAGTTCATTGATAACAACATTACTTCTTTCTCTTTTTTAAGCTTGTCAAAATGTCGTCTGCAATATCCTCAACATCCGACCAGTGCAATATCACAAAGGATATTGCAGATGCAATTACCGCACTGATAACAATCTGTGCCATATTGTAATTCTCACCTCCTACTGAAACTTGCTTCTGGCTCTTTTTTCATAATATACATCCTCTGCAACAACATCTTTATTCTTTTCAAAGTTCTTTGCATATCTCACATCCCTTGTCCAAAAGCAAGTGTGGTCGCTTTTATCTCCATTCATATAGCAAGTTCTTTTCTTGCAATCCTCTTTCTGTCCATTGCACAAATAACGTACAACCTTATCATCATCCAATGTGTCAAGAAGTTCCTTAGCCTCCGCAAACTTTCCATCAATAATCATCTTCTCAGCAAGTTTTTCAACCGCAGTTCTTCGGTCAAGTTCTGCCTGCAACTCTGTTATTTCTTTTACCTTTTTATCCATCGTTCTCACCTCGCTTATCATTGTCCCAATCATCTAATATCATTAATATCAATGAATTTATTGATACACCTCTTTTTTTAGCTTTGTGTTTCAACTGTTCATACATATCATGTGGTATTCTAAATGTAAAACGCTTTCTAACATCTTTTGTCATCCTTTTTTTGATATATTATCATGTCATCTTTTTGGTGTCAAGTGTTTGTTTTTTGACTTTTCCCCACTTTCAGATTATAATGATGTCAAAATGACACAAAAGGAGGAAAAACTATGGCTTCACCAAATGATAAATACACCCGACCTGAAGACACACGATTTACAATGCGTATAAACACTGAACTATTAAATAAAATCAAAGCACAGGCACAAGCAAACAAACGCTCTGCTGCAAAAGAAATTGAATTCATTCTCGAACAGTGGATTTTAGATAATTCCAAAGAATAAAATTTATTAAATCTTTCATAGGATACCCCTTACTATCCGCTTCCTGTTTAAGTTTCTCCTTTAACTCAGCAGGAACCCGGATAGTTATGTTTTTTACTTTATCCATCATTCTCACCTCCTTTCTTTTTATTACATGTTCGTTACTGGCTGCATATTCAATGTTTCTGCAAACTTAACACCTTGTAAAAAAATAAACATGTTATTGAGCTCACTATCATTCATTTTCTTAATGAGCTTTGTTATGTTGTCTACTTCCGGCTTATCCTCTGTTTTAATAAGAGTGTCCATATCTTTAGCCAAAATTGCCATCTCCTTTCTCACACATTTTATTTCAAATGTTTTTGTTTTCTTGATTATGCGATTATTATATATCGCATAATCACTTATGTCAATGTGTTTTTTATTGATTTTGCGATTTTTTTATTGACGCACCGATATTTCAGTTATATAATGCGATTAGAAAGTGAGGTGTACAGAATGAACGAACGATTAAAAGAACTTCGTAAAGCATTACATTTGACGCAAAAAGCATTTGCTGAAAAAATAGGTGCAAAGCAAAATACCATTGCTACATACGAAATGGGTAGAAATAACCCAAGCGACCCGGTAATACACTCTATTTGTATTGCTTTTGGTGTTAATGAAAATTGGTTAAGAAATGGTGTTGGAGATATGTTTATAACTCCTGCTTCTTTTTCATTGGACGAATATGCCATTGCAAACTCTCTAAATAAAACCGAAATTTCTATTATTCGTGGTTTTATGGAATTAAATCCTGATACACGACAGGCGATTTATAATGTCTTTTCTAATGCCTTTAATGATGAAGAAGATGACATACTTAAGTATGATGAAATACCGACAGCCGCAGAAATTGAAGCAAACTATTCACCTATAGCTGCCAAGGACTTAAAAGGAAAGAATATCGGATAAGCACCCGACTTATAGTTTCATTTATATTGTATTACTATAAGTTGCGTGCTACCTTTAAAATCAAGATTATAATATAATGTATTGTTACATTTACAATAAATAGCATATATGTAAGTGTTTCTGTAATATATATACTTTCTTATCATCTTTTCACGACCTTCCGTTTATAAGCCGGGTGCAGTGAAAAGTATAAATTTTTAGACACCTTTAAACCATGCAATGACATTAGAACGGAGGTACATTATTTTTGGAAATACACTACTCTAAACAAGCAATAAAATTCTTAAAAAAATTAGACAAAACTACAAGACAAAGAATAGTCACAGCCATACGCAAAATTCCATATGGCGATATTAAAAAAATGCAAGGTAATAATGAATTCTTATATCGTTTACGTGTTGGAAATTACCGCATAATATTTAATAAACAGGGGCAAGTATGCTATATAGAAAAAATTGATAATCGTGGTCAAGTATATAAAAAATAGGAGGAAAATATATGGATGCTATAAAAGAAAGAATTGTCGGTGCCGTTTCCATCATGGATGAAGATGCAGCAAAAGAAGTGTGGAATTTTATAATAGATTATATTCCCAAACACACTTGGTCTGATATTGAAGAAGTAGAACCTGATGAGTGGGACAAAGCAATGATAACAGATATTCAAACAAACCCTGATTGTAAAGAATTTGTTTCTGAAGCTGAAGCGTTAAAGGAATTAGAGCTTGATTAATATGTCGAGGTGATATTTATGTTTTATCATGTAAAAACTGTTACTCCAAAAGATAACTTTATTCTCTCTGTATTATTTACAGATGGCGTAAAAACTGGATATGACATAAAACCACTTTTTGATAAGTGGGAAGTGTTTAATGACCTGAAAACTATCCCCGGATTATATCAACAGGTTAAAGTCGATGCCGGGGGTTTTGGAATAAGCTGGAATGACAATATTGACCTGGCAAGTGAAGAATTACGATTGAACGGTGTTATATGCACAGATAATAATATTTTGAAAATAACTGCTGCCAAAGTAGTTGGCAATTATATGTTATTATTAACTTTCTCATCTGGTGAAAAACGCATCTTTGATGCCACTCAACTTACCGGACCTGCTTATGAACCTTTAAAAGATATTAAAATTTTTGAAAACTTTAAATTATCACATGGTGTAATCACATGGATGGATGAAGAAATTGACTGTGCTCCTGAGTATATGTATAAAAACAGTTATGAATATACAGAATTGAATATCAGTAAACAAAAAGTTTGAGGTGTAAATATGCATAAATATGAAATGATTGTTTATTGGTCAGAAGATGACGCAAGTTTCATTGTTGAAGTCCCAGAACTTCCCGGATGCATGGCTGATGGTGCTACCGCTGTTGATGCCCTAATAAATACAGAGCAAGCCATAAATGAGTGGATTGAAACCGCCAATTCCATAGGTCGTGAAATTCCACAGCCAAAAGGTCGTTTGATGTATGCTTAATTCATTTAACAGTAAGCAACAAGAATTATAAACTTAAAAGAGGAATAATCATGAAATGTTTTTTATGTAAAGGAAATGTTACAGATGCAACGACAACATACAATAACTGTTATATCATTATTAAAAATGTACCTTGTCAGAAATGTGAGCAGTGTGGTGAAGAATTTGTAAGCGGAACCACAATGCTAAAAATCGAATCTATAATTGATAAGTTAAAAAACATTCTAACTGAAATCGCTATTGTTGATTTTAAGACTGCTGCTTAATCTATTATAAAGTAAAGGAGCGATTGCTTATGTTAAATTTAACTTATCTTGCCGAAGAAACAGAACCAACAGAGGAAGAAATCAAAATTCTTGATGCCTTTGAAAATGGTGAACCTGATTACGCACCTGACACTTCTATTGAAGATTTAAAAAACGAATTGGGACTTGATTAAAATAATTTGATAAGTGTCACTGAAAAGATTGAAATAATAGACAAGGAATACAATATACCTGTTGACAATGACATTCAGGAAGGAGTGAACAGTATGTGCAATTTAGGTCAGGGAATTGAGGAGAGAGCTACAGAAAATGTAACTGTCAATATAATCCTAAATATGTACAACAACAACTTTACTATAGAGCAGATAGCTTTAGCTACCCAGTACAATGTTGATAAAGTCAAAGAAATTATTGCCAAACAGAAGTCAAAATAAAAAATCAAACTCAAAAATGATAACTTTGTCGGATTCCGACGAACATTAATACGCATATTGCAAATCATTTTTGCATATGCTATAATTTCGTCAGACAAAAAGAAATTATGTAATCACAATGAAAACCCCCGAAAGTCTCGCACACTTTCGGGGGTTTTGTTTAATCCCTCATAAATATTTTTCTTAATATTAGCACCAGCAAAAATGTTACCAATATTCCTATAGCTACTTTCGTAATCAAAAGCATACCTTTAACTACTCCGATTACAACAAGACAACATAGAAGAACCGTTATTGAGCTTCTCAATTTATCCAATTTATCCATATACTCATCATTTCCTTTCTTTCCCCGTATAGCCGTTAGGACAGCTTACAATTACTCTCTTTCCATCACTTCTGTTCCACATTCAAACAACGACAGTATTGCATTTCCGATTGTAAGAATACGGCTTACCATGTGCCATCCGCTCACTATCCCAAATACTAAGTTAAGGGATAATAACCAAAACAAAATATCACTTTTTTTATTCCTCATTGCTTTATATTATACAATGTGCTAAGATGTAGGTAGTTGGGGCTTTCGCCCCTCCCACCCTAGCTATCAACTTATTTAAACAGTGCAATCGCTGCAATAACTACTGCGGCTGCATCTATTATAAGGCTGAGTACCTCATAAGTTGATAGCTTTTTTTGTTTCTTATGTTTCTTAGCCATCGTTTTACTCCTTTCTTTTTGCTAACTCCTTGTTACAATTATATTATAACTCTACTTTTTGTAGATGTCAATGCTTTTTGTAAACTTTTTTTACTTTTTTGTTGATTTATTCCACTAATTGTAGTATGATTAGTTTTAATAACAGAAACGAGGTGAACTTAATGCTTGATGATAGATATAAAAAAATTTTTGCTGAAAATTTAAAGTATTACATGAAACTACACAATAAAAATCAAGCTGATTTAATAAATGATTTAGGTTTCAATAAATCCTCTGTATCAACTTGGTGCAATGGCACACGCTTGCCACGCATGGATAAAGTAGATATTTTAGCAAAATATTTCGATATAAATCGTTCCGATTTAATAGAAGATAAAGACACAGAGCATAAACAATCCTACTATCTCAATCCTGAAACAAGCAGGATTGCACAAAAAATATATGACAACAAAGAGCTTTCTGTTTTATTTGATGCTGCACAGGATGCAGAGCCAGAAGATTTACAGGCTTTACACGGTATGCTCATGGCATTAAAACGCAAAGAAAAAGGTAATTGATATACTTATTTTTGGGGGTGATACATCTGAACGATGACTACAATATAAATGTACAAATCTTAGACTTCGGAAATTCTATTCCGGCAGTTGCAACTATAAATGATGATGGCAGCTTTAGCATTTTTCTAAATGCAAGGCTTTCCTACGAAAGAAGACTTGAGGCTTACTGGCATGAGATGCGGCATATTCAAAATCAAGACTTTTGTGGTGAAATGAGTGTTGAAGAAATGGAAGCCGCAAATCAACACTGAAATAATCATATTGTTTTGTCGGATTCCGACAGACATACATAACAAAAAGACCGCCCTTTGCGGGCGGTCAAGACCTTACACTTTACCCACAAAAGAATATGGCTAAAATATAAAGATAACGCATATTTATTTTAACATAAGCCACTTCTTTTGTATAGGCTTATTTTTTATACTCAATTTTAAGGAGGAAGACGCATGAGTGAAAAGTTAAAAGAAGTCTGTGCATATATCCGTGTCTCTACTGACAAACAGGAAGAACTTTCTCCGGAGAGTCAGATAAGACTCATTAAGGATTATGCCGAACAGCACAATATGCTGCTTACACGAATTTATCAGGAAGACAAGGGTATTTCCGGCAAGAAAGCAGATAAACGCCCGGCTTTTCAGGAAATGATTGCGACCTGCAAAGAAAAGTCACATCCTTACGATGCAATCCTGCTCTGGAAGTTCTCCCGTTTTGCCAGAAACATTGATGAAAGCACTTATTATAAATCAGTCCTCAGAAAAAAATGTAATGTTGATGTTATAAGTATTTCTGAGCCCATCACTGAAGGTATGTACGGTCGCCTTATCGAGATGGTTATTGAATGGAGTGACGAATTTTATCTGTATAATCTTTCAGGTGAAGTTATGCGTGGAATGACCCAAAAAGCCTTAAAGGGCGGCTACAATTCAAATGTCCCTATCGGTTACATCAAAGAGCGTGGCAGAGATAAGATACCACAGATTGAACCCAAAGGTGCTGAGATTGTCAGAAAGATTTTTGATATGTACACAGAGCAGAATATCCCGATGGGTGACATAGCCGCAAGGCTGAATCAATCCGGCTATAGAACTGCAAGAGGATCTCTTTTTGAAACCCGTGTAGTCGGATATATCCTTGAAAACCCTTTTTATATAGGGAAAATCCGGTGGAACTTTTTTGACAAACAGAGTAATAAAAGAAAAAATCCTGACGATGTGATTATATCTGACGGAAAGCACGAAGCTATCATATCTGAAGAACAATTTTCAAAGGCGGCAAACCGTAGAGCACAC